AAATTAACATTTTCCCTTCCTCCTTTTCCTGATTTTGTTATTCTGTTATAAAAGTATTAGATGATTTTTTAGGACATCTCATTGCTTCTTGTTGGTTCCATTTCCAATAATCAAGCATTAAAACATTGCAACATATATCCCTACATTCGAATTGATTTAGTAATATTAGTCCTACGCTCTGACCATTTGCCTCGCGTAGGCAATGGCATCTAGCGGCGGATACGGTTTTAACTTCTATATAGCTTAGTGGTATCATTTTATCGATGCAATGCTATTGTTAAAGCAAGAATAGAAATTGAAACGGCGATAATTGTAAATCCAATGCCAACTATCCATTTTAAATTTACTATGCCTTCTTTTAAAAGCTCTATATCTTTGCGTATTAATGTAACGTCGCTTTTCGTGGCCACGCTATTGTCAATATAATCACGCTGAATATTAGCAAAACTCGCGTGAACATCTATTATTTCTTCTTTTTCACCTGCTTTTTTTAAGTTTTGCGTGTACTGAAATATGTCATATGTTGTTGCTGTCATTTTTTATTTCCTTTTGTATTTAATGATGTACCGTTATAAAGTTGCGTAGTTGCATTAGCTATACTATGCAACTGCGCACCTCTATGGCCAAAATATGCAACACCACGCGCAACCTTAATGCAACCGTTTCCCTAAAATCCTTTCTAGAAAGGGTTTTGCAATGCAACAGTCAACGCAACTTAAACGCAACCAATATAGAAAACTCAAACAACCCCAAAGCAACTTAAGATCCCAAGCAATGCAATAGCCAGCATAATCATCCAGCCCCATTTATTGGTGTTTTTTTCTGAGTTTACAATGCGCTCTTCAATTATCTTTATATCGTGTTTGGTCGCCAAATCGCTTTCTATTAAACGATTGAATTCATCTGTTTGGTTTTTCATTAAGCGCGTTTGTGTTTTCGCCTGATCTTTACTAAAACCACCGCTTAATAATTCTTCTGTACATTGTAACGTATCAAACGTTATCGTGTGTATCATTTTATTTCCTAATTAGTGTTTTAATATATATCCCAATATTGACAATCCAATTGTCAGCAAAACGGCAACTATGCTGCCAAGTTTAATTACTAATTTATTCGCTAGCTCTTCTAAATCTCTTTTTGTGGCTAGTTGATTAGTAATAGTTTCTGCCATAAGCTGAGCTTGTCTCTCTGCTTGTGCAGAAGGTACGCCAACCTCTTTTAAACTGTTGGCGAAGTATAATGTATCAAATGGTATCGCTGGGCAGCTCATTTTTGGTTTCCTCATTTTGTTTTTGGATGCGCTTTTTAATTGTCTTTCTTTTGTTTTTTCCCTGTCTTCTTTTGGTGCTGAGAATATCATCTATAGTAATCTCTATAGAATGTTCTTTGGCTAAGTCTACAAGTTTTCTTAATACTTTATTTGTGGGCGCCTGCTGTCCCAATTCCCAAAGGCATATCTGCGATTGACTTAGGCCGAGCAGTTTTGCAAACGCCGTTTGCGACAGGTTCATTGTTAGGCGCAGCGTTGTAATTTTCGTTTTTAGTGTGTTTCTCATATGTGGATTTGATTGTTATTTTTATTTACTATAGCATAGATTCTTTACCCTCGCAATAATAATATTTGCAAAGTCAGTTTTGATGTGCTATAGTAATTGTGTAATCAAATGAAATGCCAATGAGGGGCACTAAAATGAATAACACAAATGAAGTTACTGCAGTAAAGATAAATATGTACAATATTACTATTTTTAAAGCCTTATTTCCACAACTTATGGCTGAGGCATTTTGGAGAAATGAAGAAAAAAAACTGGAATGGTCGAATGATTGTTTTGGCGAATCAGCGGAGATTCAATGATAAAGAATCTAAAGTTTTTTTATTATAAGAGCGAAACTGTTGTTTTATGTTTAGCTCTATTTGTGGTGGTATACTTTTGTTTAACAATTATAACAAATTGACGGGGGAAAAAACATGTCAAGTATCTTAATAGTTGGTGAGAGTGGTTCGGGCAAAAGCACTTCTTTGCGTAATTTAAATGGCAAAGAAACTGTTCTAATTAATGCTTTAAATAAGCCGTTGCCATTTCGTGGCGGAGCAAAGAAATTTGGCACTAATGCAATCTTTACCGATAATTCCAGGATCATTGTACAGAAAATCCAGGAAGCGGAAAAAAACAAAAACATAAAACTAATTGTGGTCGATGATTTTCAAGCAATCATGACGAACGCTTATATGAGTACGATTGAAAACAAGGGTTACGAAAAGTTTACAAAGATTGGTAAAAGCATTTGGGATATTGTCAATGCAGCAAACGGATGTAGAGGAGATTTAAAAGTGGTATTGTTAGCCCATGCCGAAACTGATGTTAATGGTAAAATCAAATGTAAAACCGTAGGTAAATTGGTAGACGAAAAAATATCACTCGAAGGTATGTGTACAGTCGTTTTGCATTCTAAGGTTGCAAACGGTAAATATACGTTTCTGACGCAGAATGATGGAACAAGCATAGCTAAAAGCCCGATGGGCATGTTCCAAACAATTGAGATTGATAACGATTTGGTCGAGGTTGTAAAGGCTATTGACTCCTACTATGATGAAGAAGATATAAAACCAATGGAAGCCGTTTCTGCACCTAAACTTCGCCTAGACTTCGTCCAACAAATTAATGCGTGTAAAGATGTTGACGCTTTGAATCTGAAGTATAAAGAGTTAATAGAATTTTCGATGACGGAAGAGCAAAAGCAGAAGCTAATAAAAGCATGTTCTATAAGAAAACAAAACTTAATCTCGGAAGACGATATTCCACAATGAGTATAACAATGGATCACGAAGAATCACTAAGTTTTATAACAGCGCAAAAAATGATCGACAAGCTTTTGCTATGCGAAAGAATAGAAAAAGATATAATCGACTATAAGGCTGAACCATACAATAAACAGCAGCTTTCTAAAAAACTGTTTCTATCAACAAAGCAACTTGGTGAGTTTGGCGATGAGGATTTCTATAAAAGATATTCAAGAAAGATTTCTTTGCCTTTAATTAAATTGTTTTGTGCTACTAAATTTTACGAGGACTATTAATGAACGCAATACTTAAGCCTGGGAAATATACTTTCCAGATTTGCAACTGTGATGCTGCTTATATTGGAAAAACATCGGGAAAAGAATCTATTAGAATTATATGTAAAATAAACTCAGGAGGCGAAGAGACTAAAATATTTGAGTACTTCTCGAAGTCTATTGATCCAAAAACCGGGAAGCCCTGGGCGTTTATTACAGAACGGCTAAATGATTTAGTTACTTCTATTGGCAAACCATATCTTATAGGAACAGAAATAAAAGCCGATGATTTATTAGATGGCGTAGGTTATGCAATTATCCATACTGAGAAGTCAGAGCAGTATGGAGACAAAAGCCGAATAGCAAAATTCTTGCCGCCTACGGATACACAACCGCTTGCTGAGGTTACGGTTGAGGCTCCGGTTGCTCCAGTACAGACAAGATTACCATTAGAAGAAGATGGGATAAATAAGGATATAGACATGGATTTGCCTTTTTAAAAACAATTTGCGTTCTTTAATAATTATGTGCTATAATCATAATATAACAACATGAGGAAAGAACAAATGACACTATATACTCCAACATCTAATAAGCTTTATAAGTTCTTCTTGGACACAAACCGAGAAGACGATATACCGCTTAAGTGGATTCATCAGAACAAACCTTTTATAATGAACAATTACCCAAAGGCCTTTGAAAAACTATTTCCTGATGAAGACGAAGAACTTGAAAGCGAAGCAGCAGACGAACATAATTATTTAAATTCAACAATAGGAAGAGGAAAATAATATGAACTTATTTAAAGATTATTGTAATCAAACCACGAAAAAAGATTTATATGATATGGCAGTAAATATCGTTATATACAATGGAATGCCTAAGAAAGATGCTGTGAAATATATTGAAGAAGCCAAAGGGCTGCCGTTATATGATCTTTGTTATGTTTTAAATAAATTAATCATCGAAATAAAAAAACTACAGGGGAAAAAATGAAAGACGAATCTGAAGATGAAGCAC